GGATCAGGCTCACTAGGTATGCCACTCTCTTTCATAAACTGTGTGATAGGGTCTTTGTTATCTCCACGTACAGTTCTAATATAGAAAGGGTTATGCCTTGCATGTATGCCTGATGCACTGTCAACTAGTTGTGATACTGTACCACTAGGTTTGACACATGTTATAGCAGTAGATTGAGGTATGCCTAACTCTTTAGCAATCTTCTTATTAGTTTCTACTGCTACATCTTTTAGTATTTTTAATACTTCTTCTGTCCATATAGGGCAGTCAAGTATACCTGTTAAAGATACACCTAGTAATCTTTCTTCTTCTGTATTATCTCTCCATACTTTACGTAAGTATTTAAAGTCGGTGAGTGTAGATTGAAATGTACCCAAGATAGTAGCCATACGTACTTTATTTTTCAAGGATACTAGGTCATCTGTTTCACGTGCAACAACTTCTGTAAGGTTACAGAACTGATAAGGTCTAAGTATAATCTCACTACATGGATTACAACCAAACTGTATATAATCTTCAGGCTCTGAAGGGTTTTCTTTTTCAGAAGACTTACGTCTACCATTCTCTTCTACCTTACGTATAGCAGACTTTCTATTAAAGATACCTCTTTCTCCTGAATGAGATTCATAAAGTGCCAACCATTCTCTCATGAATGTACCCATAGTAGGCTTACCTTTGTAAGCTACAGAGTTGTTAGCTAGTGACCTTTGGCTTTCATAATCATACCATTTACCTGACTTAGCATGTCTCATTTGGTCATCACCTAAGTTAGACAAAGATATAAGAGCAGAACGTCTTACACCACCTACAACTACAACTTCACCTATCTTACACATAAGGTCGTGACATTCAATAGGGTATAATCTTCTGCCTTTAGCACCTTTAAACTTCTGTATACAAAAGTTAAACAGGTCAACTAGTGGAGCAGGTCCTGATGCTCTACCACCAAAGGTTTTTAGTCTAGCACCTGCAGGTCTTACATCTGATACATCCCATGTAGGCACTTGTCCTACATATAACATAGCTATTAACTCACGTAATGCTTTAGACCATCCGGGTCTGCTATCACCTACCTTTATTATAGTAGATGATTTCTCAAAGTGTTCATTAACAACAGGTAGTTTGTCTACATTCTCTCTCTCAACAGAGAAACCTACACCTGTACCACACATGAGTATATACATACACTCATCAAAACTACGTGGACTATCCACAGGTATATAGCTACAGTTGTATCCTGCTACATGACATCTATCTAATGCTACACCTGCAGTCATCAAGGCTCTCATACTAGGCATAACACCAAGAGACATTATTGATTCACTTATCTTTTCTTTCAATGCTTTCGTTATTATATAATTATGCTTAGTCTTCAAATGATTACTCATGTAATCAAAGTATCTATCCACAGTTTCAACCCAAGTCTCTCTGCGTTGCTCATCCTCTTTCCATCTTGCATATCTAGAAAGAGCAATAAAATTTTGATAATCAGTCGGTAAATAGTTTCTCATTTAGGTCTCCTCTGTTACTATTTTTATACTCTTAACTTTCACTCCTTCTATCTCGTGAAAAGTCTCATTTATATATTCTTCCATTTCTTCATCTACTCTGCCATCGGCAGGTACTGCATATTCTTCTGCATCTATATGCAGTGTCATCATGATTTTAACTCTCATTGCTTTCAACCACGTTAACTAACTCTTCGAGATACCATTGTGCTTTCTTCAAATCTTCTACACCATTCTTGTACCTGTATCTCCATAGGTACTTCATAATATTTCCTTGTAGGTAGTATTCAAACCCCTCATCTGTCATAGCCTTAATAGCCTCTATTGTTTCTATACCTGCCTTATTATAATGAGGTGGGTGATTGACCATATCAAGATTATCAGACTGTTGCATTGCTTGTTTTTCTTTCATTTTCATATACTCCATGTGTCTTAGCATTCTTTATGCCTCTGGTTTAAAGTTGACGTGTATGACATTATCACGTTCTCTAGTCTTAGTCAATCTTTCTATGCCTTCTATCATATCATCATGTGATAAATATTTATCAGCTAATCTTTCTGTCTCATCTCTAAATATCTTGTTCTCTTCCATCAAAGGAACAGAAGCACATATCTGTTTGGTAAAACCAATCATAGAATAGAAATCATTATCGTCAAGTACATTAGCTTTATCTACTACCATTTTAAGAGTCACTTCACCTGTCCATTTATTCTTCTTATCAAGGTGGGGTCTAACTATTATCATAAAATCAGTGGGTTCTATATTTTGAGTATCCATATTTATCTCCTTATCTTTGTTGTTGAAAATCGTATAAACTTAGGGTGCTTATCTTTACCCTTTTCTTTTATCCAATCTTCAGGGATTATTCTATCGTAGTATCTGAATCCATGTTTTATACACCACTCTGCATATGTTGACTTCGCACCTTTTCTAAGTTTTCTCCTGCTGTTTTCAAACACAAATCTAATGTCTAACTTTGGATGTTGTTTCTTTATAGCTAGATGCTTTCTCCTATCAAGAGTTAAGAACCTGCCTTTCGTTTCTATTATTATTCCATTATATAATATAAAGTCAGGGGTATAGGTTCGGTAGCACAAGTCTTCCCACTCTATCTTTATAGACTCGTAAGAAAACTTACATCTATTTTCTACTAGATACGTGGAAACACTATGCTCTAACCCACTTCTATACCCATGCTTTATAGCATCTCTTCTGACTTTATGAGGAGACATTATAGTAGTCTTCGCCATCCTGTAAAAGGATTGAACTCGTAAGAATCATGAGAGTAACCAAGAGCCTTCATCTCTTCTTTAACAGCTTCGTCTGCCATCTTCTTGGCTTCCATAGCTTCTCTCAAACCTTTAGTTCTCATTTCACGGAGAGTCTTCTTAGCTTCTGCTAATTCCTTCTCCATATTTTGAATATCCTTTTGCAGGTCTTCTATTTTCTGTGTCATTATTATACACTCCATATTTCTTTTGCTTCTTGTTTTAAACCTGACCACATCCATGAATCTAGGTTAGGGTAAACCAAAGAAGCTATCTCATGTTTATCATCACTGATAGACAAAAACTTTTGTATACCCAAAGCAACTTTAATAAGTTGTGCCTTGTGCATAGCTAAGTTTTTAAGAGTAAACTTCTTGTACTCTTTTGGAGTAGCAAAGAATAAGTCTACACTATTCTTAGGATATGCCATAGAGTAGAAAGCCATCTGTCTTTTCTGTGCTTCAGTAGGTTTGCTAGGCATCCTTGTGGTTGTCTTCAAGTCTACTATCTTATCAGAAAATCTGAAGTCTATATATCCTATGATGGGAACAGGCAAGTCATCGTATTTAACTTCGACTTTCTCTTGGTATGCCTCAAGATTTTTATAGTCAAAGTTCTCATCAATAACAGTGCCAAAGCCTTTTAATAACTTCTTCTCTTTAGCTGTCTTTACATCCCCTAAATCAACACCTGATTCAGCACACAGAGACATGAACTTCACATCTAGTAGATTAAAGTCAAAGGCTTTTGCTTTCTTCTCATACTTGTCTGCTAATGCAAACTCAGTAGCAATACCCCTAACAGCACTCGCACCACTTGATGATTTAACACCAAACAAATATCTAGCCACCCACATAGGTGTATCATTAATGTACGTATTAATGCTACTAGGAGACAGATAGTTTATACCATGTACCTTGAAGGGGTTATTGCTTCGCACTATGCATTTTCCACTTCGATAAAGCTGTCCTCTGCATCAATGATATCGCTAACAGCATTAGACATATCATCATCAATAGAGTTCTGTGATGCTTGTTCACTCCACTCGGACACTATATATTGATTATAGTTTTCTACCCAAGAGAGGAAGTCACCAAACATAACTTGGTCTTTATCAGAGAGGTTAATCTTCTCAGACAAGTTCAACGTGCTAGTAGGCAAATAGAATCTGCTACCATTAGGTAGTTCTCTAGGCTCAGTAGCTAGAGCAATACTATGCTGAACAGGCAAACACTTTTGCTTTGCAAGTTTAGTAAAGTTAGCACCCATAGTTTTGAATGCTTCTCTATTATCTATTTCCCATATGAATGGGGTAGTCTCAAACTTAACATCCTTACCATTGGCATCAACAGCATCATGTAAATCAACTAATCCAAACACAACACGAACACGTTTAATCTGCTTGATAAGTTCCTTAGTTTTATCAGGCAGAGCATCAAAGTCTTGTATCCAACCTGCAGGTTTACCACAGTTGAACCCACCTTGATTATCCTTCAGGTCTTTATTAAGAGAGTCAGCCATAACTGTCTTATGATAAATACCCATAGGTTCTCCTTTTTTTGCAGACATATTCTTTACAAATCTCTTGTACATATATCTCTGCATGAAAGGTCTGATGC